TATTAATGTATGCAAGATTCGACGATTCAACTAAAGATTTTCCAATAGACACTAAATTTGCTCAGGTCGGAATTATAAAAAATCCCGAAAAATATAATTCAAAAACAATTTTTACTGGCAACGAATATTCATCTTTAGGTGCCATCAAGTTAACTTCAGATTTTAGTGGAACTCCTGTTGTTGGTGCAGCAATAACTCAATCTACTTCAAATGGAATTGCGAGAGGATATATTGCATCATATGATACCGATACAAGAGTATTAAAATACTATCAAGACAGATCTTTGAATTTTGCCAATAGTTTTGATCAAACTGATAGAAATGATGTTACCTCAAAGGGGAATGTTGTCAGTTTTGAGTCAACTAGTACAACAATATCTCCCATTTCAGGATCGGTTGATATTAATTTCAGTGGAATTACGACAACGATTGGATCCAAACAGGTTAGTTTGGGTGTAACTTTCTCAGGAGGGATTGCAAGTCCAGAGATAAATAAAAACACAGGAGATATTATCTACATTGACAATCGTTCTCTTGTAGAAAGAGACTCTAGACAAAAAGAAGACATCAAAATTATTCTGGAATTTTAAAGAAAAATGTCGCAAAAAACAAACTTAAATATCAGCCCATATTATGACGATTTTGATTCAGCAAAAAACTTTCTAAAAGTTTTATTTAAACCAGGATATCCTGTTCAGTCTAGAGAACTGACAACTTTACAATCAATACTTCAAAATCAGATTGAAGATTTTGGAAGTCATATGTTTAAAGAGGGGTCAATGGTCATCCCTGGAAACATAACATATGATGGGCAGTTTTATGCGGTTAGACTAAATTCTACTCAATTTGGAGTTGACATATCATCATATATTGATAAGTTTGTCGGAAAAACGATACAGGGACAAGTTACTGGAATTACTGCAAAAGTTCAGAAAGTAGTTTTACCAACGGAAAATGATAATATAAATGATGTTACATTATATGTAAAATATCTTGAATCTGATTCAAACTTCGAGTTCTCTCAATTTTTAGATGGGGAATTGTTGTCCGCAACAGAGAACGTTGTGTATGGAAATACGACTATAAATGCAGGAAATCCTTTTGGATCCTTAATCAATACAAATGCAACCGCTATTGGATCAGCAGCATCAATTAGTGATGGTGTTTATTTTATAAGGGGATATTTTGTAAGTGTTTTGGATGAAACAATTCTTTTGGATGAATATACAAATACTCCATCATATAGAGTTGGATTAAAGATAACCGAATCTATTATTAATGCAAAAGAAGACGAATCATTATATGATAATGCAAGAGGATTTTCAAACTATGCATCACCAGGTGCCGATAGATTTAAAATATCTCTTTCCCTCACAAAAAGATCATTAACAGATACGAATGATACTGATTTTGTAGAGTTACTTAGGATAAAAAATGGAAAAGTTAAAAAGATAACAACAAAAACCGAATATAATAAAATCCGAGATTATCTTGCAGAAAGAACTTTTGATGAATCTGGAGATTATACTGTAAGACCTTTTGATTTAAATTTAGAAGAATCTTTAAACAATTTATTGGGGAATGATGGTTCCTTCTTTGCTAATGAGCAAACGAATCAAGGAAACATTCCATCCGATAATCTCGCATCACTAAAAATATCTCCAGGTAAGGCATATGTAAAGGGATATGATATTGAAAAAATATCAACATCGATCATTGATGTAGAAAAACCAAGAGATACTGAAGATATTAAAAACGTAACAGTCCCATTTGAAATGGGAAATATTTTAAGAGTCAATAATGTAACTGGTGTAGCAAAAGTAAGAGAAACAATCTCACTGTACGCACAGTTTGGGTGTGTTGGGGAGCAAATTGGCGAAGCAAGAGTTTACTCTTTCAATTTAACAGATTCTGCATATGAAAATGAAAGCACAAGTTGGGATTTGAGACTTTATGATATTCAAACATATACAAGACTCACATTAAATCAAGCAGTAACTACATCACAGATTAAGCAATCATATTTTGTTAAAGGAAAAAGCACTGGTGCAACAGGATTTGCTACTGCAGATGGATCGTCCAATATTGTCTTTTTAAGACAGACCTCAGGAACTTTTGCAAAGGGTGAAATTTTAATCATCAATGGTGTAGAATCATCAAGATCTGTAACCGAAGTTCGTGCATACAATACTCAGAACATAAAATCTGTAAAACAAATCACTCCTTTTAGTGGCACCAATAATTTCGAAGCAGATTCTATTTTAGATAAATTTGATTTTCCTGGAGCAGTTTCTCAGTTAGTCATTACTGCTACTGGTGGTGGAATTTCGACAGTAACGTCTCCTGGACGCACTTTCGTAGGTCTTAGAACAGATACAGTTATTAGATATCAACAATCAGGATCTTCTTTAGAATCTTACAATAGAATATCCAGTATCGCATCAGATTTATTGTCATTTGAGGTTTCTGCAATATCTAGTGTGGCAGGAGTTTTCAATGGAGCACTTCCAACATCAGATATTCAAGTTAACGGATTTTTAGGTGCTCCTATTGTAAGAGGGTCTGGTACATTATTTGCACCATTACCGGAACAAAACACTTCCGATGTTAATCTTTCAAATTCCAATCTTTATTTGATTGATCAACTTACGGGACAAGATGTCGATAACTTGGATAATACTATTACATTAAACACTAGTAATATTAGTGGTATTACTGATATCTCTTGGGTAAACTTTGATCAAGAAAGATTTTCTGTTGGATATAATGGTGGAAATATTGGAACCATTACTTCCGATTCATTTGATCTTAGTGGAAATACAATCACCTTAAGAAATCTTGATAGTGCCCAATCAAATAACGATACTGTTGTTAATGTAACCTTTCTCAAGAATAAAATTCAAAGTAAAACCAAAAACTTCAGTAGAAGCAGAGTTTTATTTGTGAACGGATCCAAACTGAAAGAATCTGGCACTAACTCGGCAACTTCCAAAGATGATGGATTGACTTATAATGAATATTATGGTTTGAGAGTTCAGGATGAAGAAATTTCTTTAAACTATCCAGATGTAGTAAAAGTTATTGCTGTATATGAATCTTTAAATACATCAAATCCGACTCTGGACGTAATAGAGTTCCCAGTTATTGCAAATGTTGGATCAAATGCACTCATTGGTGAAAACATTATAGGATCTGTAAGTAATGCAGTCGCCAGAGTCGTTACAAATAACACAACAAATCCTTCATCTGGTGCTGCAAATAAATTAGGGATTGTTTATTTGAACGAAAATAAGTTTTCTATAGGTGAAGCAGTAACTTTCGAAGAATCTAGAATCACATCCGAAGTAGATTCTATTACGAATGGAAACTTTAGTAATATAACGCAAGAGTTCAAATTGAACAGAGGTCAAAAAAATCAGTATTATGATTATTCCAGACTTGTAAGGACTAAAAATACTCAAGATCCATCAAGACGTTTAATGGTGATATTTGACCATTACACAGTTCCAACAAATGATACGGGTGATGTATTTACCATTGATAGCTACGATAAAGATAGATTCTCAACCGATATTCCAAATATTGGAGGATCTGTCAGAGCAACCGATACACTAGATTTTAGACCTAGAGTGTCCGTTTTTGATCCTACAGTAACAACTGATAGATCACCATTTGATTTCAACTCAAGAACTTCAGCATTTAATACTTCCCCATTAAGATTGTTGGCACCAGAAGAGGGATCTGTAATCAATCAAAGTTTTTATCTTCCTAGAATTGACAAGATTTATTTAGATATTCTTGGAAATTTTGTTGTAGAAAAAGGTTTATCATCGAAAAATCCAAAACCACCAACAAAAAATGGTGAGTTTTTAGAATTGGGAACAATTTCATATCCAGCATACTTATACAATCCTTCTGATGCAAAGATTATCCTAACGGATAATAGAAGATATACAATGAGAGACATTGGACTTATTGAAGATAGAGTTGAAAATTTGGAAAGAGTAACAACATTGTCTTTACTTGAAGTCAATACTCAGTCTTTACAGATTCAAGATGCTGAAGGAAGAAATAGATACAAAAGTGGATTTTTTGTTGACGATTTTTCTGATGAATTAAAATTTGACACATTCTTCTCAACAACATTAGTAGATGGAGACTCTAGAACATTAAATTCTGATATCAGTAGTGATTCTTTAGAATCCTTAATTGCAACTGAAGATGACTTAAATCCAGAGAATTTAGATTTATCTCTCGACAAATATTCAAATCCACCCCTTCAACTTTTGGATGAGAATATACAAAAGACTGGTAACGTACTAACTCTTGCATATAATCAAGTTAATTGGTTAGAGCAACCATTTGCAACAAAAGTTGAAAATGTCAATCCATTTAACATTGTTGTATATGATGGGGTAATAAAACTACAACCAGAAGTTGACAGCTGGACTAGAACAGTTCAACTGCCAGATAGAAATGTTAATCGAGGTGTAGTAAGAACTCAAAATAGAAACGTAAACTTAGTTAATAATTTGAGTCAAAATCTAAGTCAGAGTTTGACAAGTAATGTACGACTTCGTGGAATAACTGTCGATAGAGGTAGAGGAAGGTTACGTAGGTCATCTACAGTAGATACAGTAGTTGG